AGTTGCCATATGCATACTCGGTGTTGATGACGAGTCATACGTATTACAGCTCGGTGTTCCTAGCTCGGAATCCGATATTCCAGTACACCGGAAGACACGGAGAGGGCGAGCAGAACGTCGCTGCGGTAGAAACCCTGATGAACTACCAGATGGTAGTCGGCGCCAACGTGCTGCCGTTGTTCGTCTGGTTGCTGGATCCAGGGAAGTACGGCTACTCCGTCGTCGGCCACTACTGGGACGTGGAGACTCTTCGGGTACGCAGGATCATCGAGCAAGCGCCTGAGTTCTTCGGGCAGCCGATTGCAGGAGCCACTCCGGTGAAGACAGCCGTGGTGGAGGATGTGCCTGGGTATGAAGGAAACAGGCTATACAACGTCAGGCCACAGGATTGGTTCCCTGATCCACGAGTGGCTCTGGTTCATTTTCAACGAGGTGAATTTTGTGGCCGCTACGTCGAAGTCCCCTGGAATGAAATCTTCGTCGGGAGTCGGGAGAAATCGGGTAACTATCGCTATTTCAATTACGACGTCCTGCGGAAGCAGCGCAGCGATCGAGACCATTTCCAGAGCTCTGGTCAACCTTCAAGAGATGAAGGAAGTTCGGCCGTCACTACGTTGCCAGGTTCAGCGGGAGTTGCCGAAGGGCTCGATATTCCAGTCGGCTTCATCAAAGGCCACGAGTTCTACCTCAAGCTCTCGCCATCGGACTGGGGGCTTGGGGACGAAGGGGACCAGGAGATCTGGTTCTTTGATATCAGCACGAATGGTGTCCTCTTCGGAGCTGGACCAGTTGAAGACTATTCGGCCAAGTTCCCGTTCGACCTCCTGACCGACGAGATCGACGGGTATAGCATCTTCCCTCGCAGCACGCTGGAACGATGCAAGCCGCTCAACGATGTGATGACCTGGCTGATCAACAGCCACTTCTACAACGTTAGGCAAACCCTCAACAACCAGTTCATCGTCGATCCCTCGATGGTGGTGATGAAGGATGTGGAGAATCCTGAGCCGGGCAAGATCATCCGGCTGAAGCCCACTGCCTATGGGAAAGACGTCAGGATGGCGCTGTCTCAGCTGCAAACCATGGACGTTACTCGCGGACACGTCGCAGATTTGCAGCTAGTGATGGATATGGTTCAGCGGATGGTACCAGCAAACGACTCGTTGATGGGTGTGCAGCCGGCCGGAAGCAACAGGACGACGGCCACTCAGACGCGGACGTCTACGCACTTTGGCACTTCAAGGCTGAAAACTCAGTGCGAGTGGTATTCGACGACTGGATTCAATCCATTGAGCATGAAACTGCTCCAGCGCACCCAACAGCGCTATGATCAGGCCAAGAAGATGCGGCTGGTAGGAGATCAGTCGCAGTTTAGCACGTCGTTCCTGGACGTGACGCCGGAACTGATTGCCGGGTTCTACGATTGGGATCCAGTCGACGGCGAGCTTCCTATCGACCGGTTCGCTCAGGCGAATCTGTGGCAGATGATTCTCGGGCAGATGAGAAACTTTCCTGAGATCATGATGGAGTATGACGTGGCCAAGATCTTCGCATGGGTTGCTCAATTGGGTGGGATCAAGAACCTCGCTCAGTTCAAGTTGACACAAGACGATATGATCCGCAGGCAGATGCAGGCCGGCAACCTGGTGCCGATGAGCCAGGCGAATCAAGACATCACTGGCTCGCCCAATCCTCCCATTCCGATCTCTCGCGCGAAGCCCAAAGGCAATCCGCAAGAGCCGAGGCAGATTCCCAACCTGGGGCCGACAGGATGAGCGAAAAGCGCGAAGAGCTCGAGGGCCAACTGTCCGAAATGGCCAGCCTGGCGACCACCTGGAAAAGCTTCATGGAGCATCCAGGATGGGAGCTGTACAACCGAATTCTGCGCGAGCAGATGAACTTGCGGCAGCAGACAGTGTGTCTCACTCCTATCTCGAGTGAGAATACTGTCTATGCTCAAGAGTACTACAAGGGCGAATTCTCTGGGATTGGAATGGCCCTTGCAATACCGCAATCTCAGTACGAGCTTGTGGACCTTAGACGTAAAACCTTAGTCAAGGAATTGGAGATTGAAGATGACGTGGAGTCTGAGATGGCCGCTCGAGAGTCCGGCAGAGAGTCAAGGATCGGCGGGGACCCCTTCGGGGAATAGCGGGCCAGCAAGCGACGGTGAAGCTCGACTGCCGGCGGGAAGCGAAGTCCCGACCGAGCGTCACGACGGGCACGAGGAAAACCTCGAGTCTTCAACTGAAGAGCATGGTGAAGACTGGTCAGCTTTAGCCGAGGAAGGTGCCGAAGATGAAGTGCCGCAGGAGGGTGAGCAACCACCTGCGCCGAAACCTGCAGCGAAACCCGCGGCCAAGCCGGCGGCGAAGCCAGCTGCAGCAGAGGCCAAACCCGGTGAGGGTGAGCAGCCCAAGCCTGGCGAAGGCCAGCCTCCGAAACCAAAGGAAGGCGAGCAGCCTCCAGCGAAGAAGGAGCAAGAGACGCCCGAGCAGCAGCAAGCAAGGGAACGTCAGCAACAAGAAGCGGCAGCGAAGTACACGAAGGACCTCGAGGAGTACTACAAGCTCCCCGACGACCTTGCCGCTAGGCTCGCTACAGAGCCCGAGGTCGTTCTACCTGTATTGGCAGCCAAGCTTCATCAGGCGGTCGAGAACGGCATGCGTCAGTACATGTTTCAAGCGGTTCCTCAGATGCTACAGCAGTACACCGCTGTGCAGACGGCAAACGAGCAGTCGAAGAAGTCGTTCTACGATCGTTGGCCGTCGCTGAAGAATCACGAGAAGCAGGTGCTCGAAGTAGGCCAGATGTATCGCCAGATGAATCCGCAGGCCACTCCGGAGGACGCTCTCGAACGGATCGGAGCGACGGTTTGCGCCGCCCTGGGGATCCAACCTGACCCGAAGCCGGGAGGCAGTCCTGTTCCTCGGCAACCGGTAAGGCAACCCTCACGCCAGCCCATGCGGCCGGCAGGAGTTCATGGTTCCCAGCAAGGTGCAGCGCCGCCTTCGGAAAACGAATGGACTCAAATGGCCGAGCAACTTATCGAAGAGGATAAGGGCTAGGTCTAACTGGAGGTAAACATGAGGTTGTTTCAGAAGTTCCTGGACCTGTTCGGCCCCTACGGCTATCAGGTTGCAGGGTTCACGGCGGTAGCCGGCCTTCGCGGGACCGGCGACTGGGGTACGGACGAAAGGCCGAAGAACTTCCGCGAGATGATCCTGTGGCGGAGGCCGAACGGGAGCGCACCCCTGACGGCATTCCTCTCCAAGACCAGCTCGAAGAAGGTCGACGACCCTGAGTTCGCCCACTGGGAAGAAGAGCTCAATGCGATCCGCCTGCGAGTCGACGCCACAGGTGCGGCGGCCGGCTCCACTGCGATCGGCGTCGATCAGGGCAATGCGCAGGACCTGGTCGCCGGCGATGTGCTGCTGGTGGAAGCGGCGATCACGAGCGCCTACACGCACGAGATTCTCGTCGTGTCGAGCATCACCAGCGCCTCGGCCTTCGTAGCCAAGCGAGGTCAAGCGGGCAGTTCGGCGGCGGGCATCGCTGCGGCGACCTTCCTGACGAAGATCGGCAACGTCTTCGAGGAAGGGAGCCTGTCGCCGGATGCCAGCACCCGGAACCCGGTGAAGATCTTCAATTACACGCAGATCTTCAAGACCGCCTTCCGGGTTACCGAGACTGCGAAGCTGACGCGCGCTCGTACCGGGCCGGTGCTGACGAACGACAAGAAGCGGAAGATGTTCGACCACAGCGTCGCGCTCGAGCTCGCCTTCCTGTTCGGCAAGCGGTTCGAGACCGTCGGGCCTCAAGGCAAGCCGCTCCGCTTCACCGCGGGGTTGCTGCAGCTGCTGAGCCTGTATGCTTCCAGCCGGATCGTGGCGTTCACTACCACGCCGACCGAGAGCGCGCTGCTCGATGCCATCTATCCCATCTGGGACTACGCGACCGACGCTGGCGATCAGCGAATCGTCTTCGGCGGGAACGGCGCCCTGAACTCTCTCAACAAGCTGGCCAAGTCGGCAGCCTCCACGCGCATCAACTACAACGGCGTGGTCAGGGAGTACGGGATGCGGCTCACGAACTGGGTCCTGCCGCAAGGGGACTTCTTCGTGCGAACCCATCCGCTGTTCAACACTCACGGCAGGTTCACGAACGACCTGCTGATCATCGATCCGAGCTGCCTCGGGTATCGCTACCTGCGGGATACCAAGGCCCAGAACAACATCCAGGCGAACGACGCCGACGAGGAGAAGGGCCAGTGGCTGACGGAGTGCGGTCTCCAGATGGAGCACGCCAAGACGATGATGTGGATTCACAACTTCGTGGTGCCGTAAGCCACGGGAAAGGAGCAGTGATGGCGAAGAAGCGCAAGGGTAGCTCGAAGCGGAAGAACCCGTTCCCGGGCTACTGAGCGAAACAAGGGCATGTTAATAGCACATTAATGTGCCCTTCTACAGCGAGCTGATATGAAAGTATTTAGCTTTGAACGGAAGTTGAACCTGCTCATAGGCATCCCGAGCGGAGACTTTTGGGTTCGCCACTTCGGCATGAGTCTCTGCAACATGATGGGGTACCTGATGAGTACACCAGTGCCCGGATTCCGTGAGCAGCGGATGCAGCCGATGGTGCTCTCAGGGTCCATTTTGAGCCGTGCTCGATCGAAATTGGTCCAGCATGCGCTCAAGGAGAAGTTTACTCACATTCTCTTCGTGGATACGGACCAGGATTTTCCGCGTGACACAGCACATCGGCTACTTCAACTGGGTAAAGACGTGGTTGGCTGCAATATTGCGATCAAGCAGGTGCCTTCCAAGCCTACTGCTCGGAGCAAGTCCCCCAACCCCGGAGGAGACGAAGTATTCACCGATCCTGATTCGCCACCGCTCGAGGTGGTTTGGCGTCTTGGCACAGGAATCATGCTCATCGACGTGCGAGTGTTCGAGAAAATTGGCGCTCGCGTGTTCGCAATTGACTGGAAAGAAGAATTACAAGATTATCAGGGTGAAGACTGGTCAATGTGTGAGGCACTTGAGGCTGCTGGATACAAAATCTGGGTCGATCATCGGCTCTCTGACGAGGTCGGGCACTGGGGTCTGTTCAGATACACACACGAAGTCGTCGGGGAGAAGGTTCTGGTTGAAGACGAGGGGCCAAAGGTCATAGGAGAAGCATGATGAAGCTCATTTTCGCACTCATTCTGGCGGTCGCGGCGCTGACGGCGCAAGCCCAGCAGTCGTATCGCGAGATTCTGCTCGTTCCGAGCGCTGCGCAGACGGCCACAGGGACGGGAAATAACATAGATACGAACGTCAGCCAGATCGACTACTTCAACGAGGGCGTACTCGTCCTGGTGAACGTGACCGCAGTGAGCGGAACCTCTCCCAGCATGACGTTCTCGCTCGAGGGGATCGTGAATGGAGTGAATTACACCCTCGGCTCGTGTGCTGCCATCACAGCGGTGAACAAATGTGTGCTATTCGTGACCCAAGTACCGGCTGTGGTGCGAGGCGCGTGGGTCATCTCGGGCACTACGCCCAGTTTCACCTTCACCGCCACTATCGTGAGGCAGTAATGCCGACGAGCCCAGACAGACCAATCACCAGCTCTGCACATATCAACCTGCAGGGCGACCACGTCGGGCTGGTGAACGAGGAAAAGATCCGCGCAGGGTCGAAAGTGCGTATCGTCCTCTACGGAACGGTCTCCGAGGTGAGCGAACACGCCGGAGACCCCATGGATCAGGGTGGCGATGGCTCCGCCTCGATCGGGATGGACGTCAGCACGGTGAGGTTGGCCAGCAATAACGACATTGCCGAGCTGTTTGACGAGGAGCTCGATGGCTGATGGTTATCTCGCTGTCGCTACTCGTGCAGGTGAGGCTCGGATCGCGACAGTCAACGAAGTCGATCCAGAGTTTGGCACTCTGCAGAAGCCGGAGCTCGCAGACGGGACTGGAGTGGACAGTATGTTGGTGATTTCCACTCGGGCGGGCGAGGCCAGGTTGGCGACGGAGGTAGTGAACGATCCGGTCTTTGGGTTGGTACATAAACTGAAGGTAGTTGGAGCCGGAGCAGGCGGCTTGCCCGGACCAGCAGGCCCAACTGGCCCAGCGGGGAGAGATTCTCCCTTTATTCTGTTTGAGGAACCAGAGGAAGCTGATGAGCCGCTCATGCTCAGGGGTGCTGCAGGACCTTCTGGATCACAAGGGGCTCAAGGACCTCAGGGGATCCAAGGAAATCCAGGACCGCAAGGTCTGGCAGGCCTTACAATCTTACCTGAGCCTCCAGACGAGCCAGCAGAGCCAACTCTCATTCCAGGGCCTCAAGGGCCTGCAGGACCGCAGGGAATACAGGGGCCGCAAGGCCCAGCTGGGAGTTCTGGAGGTGGAGGTGATAGTCCTCTAAGTCTTCCATTTCTGGAATTGCCAGAGGAGCATACGGACCTCCCGTATGTAGGGTTCCCAATTCCGCCTGATTGGGATTACCTAGGAGGGTTGAGGCTCGCAGGAGCGGCAGTAACGACTGGTGTACTGTCAATTCGTCCTCGAGATGAACTTCTCGTCATCGTCTCGGTTGCAGGGTACAGTGGTGGAGATATCGCTTCGCTGAGGTTCAACGGAGATGCGGGAGCCAATTACTGGAGCAGATACATCAGTGCGGCGGCTGGTGCAACTACGCTTGTCAACAACCAGAACGTAAGCCAAACACTTGCGCGTTTGTTCGCCCTGACTACTACTCTCCAGCGGAGCGCTCTTGTAAAGATTAGCAATCCCGCTACGAGGTCGAAGACAGGTGTAGTCCTCGGACAAACCTCGACAGGAGCCGCAGCTACTGCGGGAGGTATCGAGTTTGGTGGATTCGAGTGGGTGAATACAACGGCTCGGATCAACTCAGTTGAACTGCGGACGGCAGGCGGAAGCATTACCCTCAATGCCGGTTCTGGCTTTCAGGTCTACGGAAGGGATTACGGAGGTTAAGCATGGGACGCATTCCAAAGCGGTTATTCGGTCCAGCGCAATTGACAAACGCTGCTGCAACAAAGTACACAGTGCCAGCGAATCGTCGAGCTATCCTGCGGCACATTAGGATCTCGAATCCGAGCGGTAACGCGGTGAACCTCACTCTATCAATTGGAGCTGATACGGCTGCGACGAGGATCTTCGATGCGTTCCCTATCGCCGCGAACAGCGAGAAAGATCATTTCTGTTACCATGTCCTCGAGGCGACAGAAATTATCCAGGCCTTTGGTAGTACTACTCTCGTTCTGGTCCTCGTAATCAACGGAGACGAGGTGGTGCTCTCGTGAACGTCAAGAAGTGTCTCGACATCCTCATGCGGCGACTCGGTAATCGCACGTCGCCTGTACTTCGAGCCACCTGTCTGGATGAGATGGCACTGGTGCAGGCAGAGGAGTTGGAGACCATGGAGGCACTGCCGTGGTTCCTGATCTCGGAGCAGGCGACGACTCTCACAGTGCCCGATGAGCCCAGGATCATTCTTCCTACCGACTTCATCATGGAAGTCGAGGACGACAACGTGACCCTCCTGCAGGATGATGGCTCTATCGTCGACCTCGAGAAGGTGGGGTACGATGAGGGGAGGTTGAGAGTCCCTGACGACGCCGAGGCCGGGCCTCCGCAACTGTATTCCATACTCGGAGGCTACATCATCCTGCGGCCTACTCCGGACCTCGAGTACACGTTGAGATATCCCTCGTACTACGGTCGGCAGCCACCGCCTGAGGATACTGAGGACTCGGAAAACCAGTGGTTTAAATGGGTTCCAGGTCTCTTGATCGCCAAGACTGGGGTAGTCATTGCTGGGGAGATGCTCAAGGATGAAGAGCTCACTCAGCTTTTTGGGGCGCAGCAGCAGCGCGGCATGCAGCGTCTGGAGAACATGATTACTGCCCGCGAGGAAGCTAACCGCTCGAGGAGAATGGGCTAATGGCAGCGTTTAACAAGTTCAACTCTTTCGTCGAGGCGCGAGGGCGGAAGGTTCACAACCTGCACACGGACGTCTTGAAGGCTATGCTCACTAACGTGGCGCCAGTGGCAGGGAACTCGGTCAAGGCGGATATAGTCGAGATCGCGGCCGGGAATGGCTATGTTGCCGGCGGAGTCGCTATCGCGAACACGAGCTATTCGCAAGTGGCAGGGGTTGCCAAACTGCTGGGTGATGATCCAGTCATCACGGCTGTCGGAGGGTCAATCGGACCGGCCAGGTATGTCGTGCTCTATAACGATACGGCTCTTAACGACGAGCTCATCGGCTGGTGGGACTATAGTAGCGCATTCACGCTGAACGTGAACGAAGCGCTGACGGTCGACTTCAGCCAAGCGACAGGTATCCTGCAAGATAGCTAATGGCGCTGCCGGTATACCAAGCGACGGGAACGATTGTGGAGAGCGCCTCCGGAGCGGTCTCGCCTGCTTGGCCGACGCATCAGGCTGGGGATATAGGCATCCTGATCGTCGAGACTGGGAGCTATGGGATTCAGCTCACGACGGACCAGGGATTCAGGCCGTTTCCCTGCTCTCCGAGAGGTGGCGGTACGGCTGGGGTCGACCCTCAGCTGGGAGTGTTCTGGAAGAGGGCGGCTTCAGGTGCGGAGCCAGCTCCGACTGTCGGCTTCGTAGACGTACACCCGAGTCAGTCCGGAGGCTCGGCTGACCACGTTAGGGCAGTGATAGTTACGATTCGTGGCTGCGCGGCGACAGGCAATCCGTTTGAGTTCTGCAACGGAAACCAGAGCCAGAACACTCAGACTACCAACCCGAGCATCCCTGCGGGTACGACGTCTAATGCCGATTGCCTGGTGATGGCGATTGTAAGTCATGGGATTGACGTTGCTTCGAGTACGATATTCAGCGCGTGGACGGACTCCTCGCTGGCGAACATAATCGAGCGGATTGACAGCTCCAGCATTATTGGAAGTGGATCTGGGCTTGGTGTTGCGACTGGCGAGAAAGCCGTAGCGGGAGTGATCAACAACTTTAGTGTTACTTCCAGTATTAGCATTCACTGGGCTGGCATGGTGATAGGATTTACGCCAGCTACTATGCCGGAAACCAACGCTGCGTATGTGATGAGCGAGGGCGCAGACGTTGAGTCGATTTCCGCAGCGGTAAATCCAACTTGGCCACCACATCAGACGAATGACATTGGTCTGCTGATAGTTGAGTCAGCCGGAGCTTCCGGGCCTTCGGCGCCGAGTGGATGGGCGCACGTCACTGGCAGCCCGCAGATAGACGGTGTGTCAGGGGGATCTCAATCCATCCTCTCCGTATTCTGGAAGCGAGCGGCATCTGGAGCGGAAAGCGCGCCAACTGTAGGATTCAGTAGCGATCACGTCCGAGCGTTCATTCTCACAGTGAGGAACGCCAAGACCACTGGCGACCCGTTCGATGCAGGGGCGGGAACCATCGCTGGATCGCAGATAACCAGTATTACGTTCCCCAGCATCACGACTCTCAAGGACAACTCACTCGTCCTCAACATTAGCACCAGCTCCATTGACGGAAACACAGGTCGGATTAGCGATCCTGCTGGATGGGCGAACGCGAACCTGCGGAATTTCATGCAGCGGAGAGATACCACCTCGATCATTGGGTCAGGATCGGAGACCCTCATAGGCCAAGGATACAAGGACGTCGCTGGAAGTACTGGAAGCAGTACCGCTACGCTTACTTCCGCCCAGCGGCAGGGTCTGATTACACTGTCGTTCCCTCCGCTCATTGATAACAAAACTCTCGTTGCTGCTACAGGGACGTTTAACCTTTCTGGACAGGCCGCAACCCTTGCGCGGACGCGCGTGCTGTCGGCGAGCACGGGAGTATTCAACCTGACAGGCCAGGATGCGTCCTTCCCTATCAGTATCAACAAAGTACTCGTGGCCGATACAGGGATATTTACCTGTCAAGGTAGCCCTGCCGTTCTGAGGAAGAGGCTTGGCGCCTGGGAGCGTACGGATCCTAAGGAAGAGCAGGTTTGGACTAAGAGGGCCCCATTAAGTGACTCTTGAGAACCCACAGTTTATCAACGACCTGGACACTACGGCGCCGACGTTTCAGGACTTCCTGAACGAAGGTGACGACCACATCCGGAACCTGAAGAAGTCTCTCAAGCAGACCTTCCCAGGCTTCAATGGCCGGATCTGGAGGCGAAGGAACGTAGCCGCGAGCGCGGCGCTGGATATCAATGACAACTCGTCGTTGGTCAGAGTATCGACTACTGCGACGCTGAGTCCAGCCTCTGCCTCCGTTCTCGGCAACTGGATGGCTGTCATCCGAGCGGAAGGTGGCAACGTCACTATTGACCCGGCTGGAGTGGAAAAGGTCAATGGTGCTACGTCGATGGTTATACCTAACGGATACAGCGGGTTTCTGTTCTGCGACGGGACAGAGTTCTTTATGATTCTGGCCTATCAGGACGTGCCTGCTACGGTCAAGGCGTTTCCAACCGGAACTCGAATGCTGTTTCAGCAGACGAGCGCGCCTGCCGGCTGGACCAAGATCACGAATACCCAGTACGACAACGCGGCGCTGAGATTTACCACAGGGACGGTTGGCACAGGCGGAGCGGACGCGTTCACTACTCACTTCGGCTCGGGGAAGAGTACAGCGGGGTTTTCCCTCAGCGAAGGCCACAACGGACCTCACGCGCATGGAGGAGGGAGAGATGGAGTGGGCTTCGGTGTCGGCCCTGGATGGGGAGGAGACGCGAGCGGGTACCTGTCAAGTCGCACCTCCACGGACAGTTCAGGCAGCGGAGTGGCGCACGCTCATACCTTGAACAGCTTCAATATCAAGTACGCTGACTGCATCATCGCGAGCATCGACTGATGAAGACCTGCCCGTTTCTAAAAGAGCCGTGCATTGGCGACAAGTGTATGCTCTGGCGGCCAGTCACCGTGAACAACCCTCAGGAAACCATAACCGAGCACGATTGCGTGCTAGGCTGGATGCCGTTTCTCCTAATCCAGATAGCCAAGGAAACTAACCACAATACAGCTAGCACGGACAAGGTGGCGAACGAAATCAACGCTGCGGCGGGAACGATCCTGATGCAGCGAGCGACAGGTATGCTTCCAGGAGGTAGATGATGAAGTTCACAATCAGCCGAGATGCCGGTGCCATGCTGGTGGATAGAGTAGCCAGGCCGGTCAACGTCAGCAACCTTCGGCCAGGGATCGAGGTCGTCTACTGGGATACTGAGCAGCAACAGGGGTATATCCAGTGGGACGAAGATACCACAGTCGAGATCAACGACCGGGACCTGGAGGCGGAAGAGGCGCAGAATCGGGCCCTGCGGGCGGAGAACAAGCGGATTCTGGAGGATCCTATCTATAAGAAGATCAAGGTCCACCGACCTACCGACAGGATTACAGATTTCTCTGAATTCATGCCATTCTACAACGAGTGGGAGGCGTACGTTCCGCCTCCGCCGCCGCCACCAGATCCGGACGTGCAAGCCAAGATCGACGCTGCAGCGGCAGATTCCGCCGATGCTCGGGCGGCGACACTTGGTAGCGTTCAGCCAATGACAATCGACCAGTTGAAGGCAATGTCTCGAGCGGACTTGCGCACCTGGTTTGATGCCAATATCACTAACCTCAATCAGCTTACGAGGTTAGTGAGGTGGATGTTCGTTTACTTCCTTAGGAGGCTGCTATGAGTCTGTCGCTGATTTTGCTCATCGTCCTGATCCTCATTCTGGTAGGCGCGCTGCCTACCTGGGGATACAGCTCCGGCTGGGGGTATGGACCAGCGGGCGGTGTCGGGCTGCTGCTCGTGATCATCTTGATCCTCCTACTCGTAGGTGTGATCTGATGGCTGAAGTACCCAAAGCAGCGAATGGCGTCCCCCTGCAACAGTGGTTCGAGGAGCGGTTGACCACCTTGCAAGAGATCATCCTCGAGCGATTTGACAAGTCCGAGAAGGTCCTTGACAAGGTCGAGCATCAACTCGGACAGCGAATCAGCGACCAGGCTGGGAACGTCGATCGGCGCTTTGCACAAATAGAAAAGTACAAGGAGGAAACTCGGCACATGGTGGAGCTGATAAAGGACCAGATGATGGAGCGTGTTCGTGCTCTGGAGCTGTATAAGGCGAACATGGAAGGCAGGATGTTGACCTTGAGCACTGTCGCTGGTCTCATTACTATCCTCATCAGTGTCTTACTCAACTACTTTTTAAGGAAGGTCTTGGAATGACGTACTACAGCAAACTCATAGCGGCCGTAGTCGGCCTGGTTGTCATGATCGCAGCGCGGTACGGGCTCGATCTGGAAGGTAGCCAGCAGGCCATCATCGACGCTCTCGTCGGCATAGTGACGGCAGTGAGCGTTTATCTGGCGCCGAACAAGCCGACTACTCCCGAGCAGGTGCAGGAGGTCCGCGAGCAGACTCCGACCAAGAGGGAGGTTGCGAAAGACTCGTGAGCGCGCTGCGGGAACAGCGACTGAAATTCTCGGAGATGATTTCGGAATTCGTGCTCTGGGTTCCGAAATCACTTCCGGGGTATCAGGTGGTTTACGGAGAGATTTTGCGTGGGCCTGCGCAGATCGCCTGGAACGTCGCGCATGGAGTGGGTATTGGCAAGACTTTACATCAGTATGGACTTGCCGCTGACCTCTCCTTATACATCAATGGAGTGTATCAGACGGACACTGAGGCGTACCGCCCCCTTGGTGAGGAATGGGAAAGACGTGGCGGAACCTGGGGCGGGCGGTTTAAGGATGGCAACCACTTCAGCCTCGAATGGAAAGGAATCAGATGAGGAAGTATCTTTTGCTGTTGCTGTTCCCCATGCTGCTGTCGTGTTCGAGCACGGGAGGCCTCATAACGGTCCCAAAGACGCCGGAGGAGAAGGCTGTAGCGGGCTTTATCGCGCTGGACGAAATCACCAAGGGCGCGAAACAGGCCCTGAATGCCAAGAAGATCAGTGGGGCCGACGCTCAGCACGTCCTGACGACAGTCCGCACAACCCGGCAGGGAATCGACGTGGGGCTGCAGCTGGCCAAGGTGGATCCGAAGGCAGCGGACGCCAAGATCGCCGCTCAAATGGCGATCATCAAGGTGCTGGAAGACTACCTCGCAACGAAAGGAAACTAGATGGATTCCACTACCCTGCTCGCCCAGATCATGCTCCGCCTGCTCGATTTCGAGCTCACGAAAGAGCAAGCCGCCCTCGAAGGTAGGGGCCTCAACGAAGCTGAGATCGACAAGTTCAGGCAGCAGTTGATCACTCACGAGAGTGACCTCGAGGCGGCGATCGCTCAGGCAAAGGCCGAGGGCCGGTGAAAATCCCTGTCGCACAGGTTGGTGAGGTTGGGTTAGTTACTGACCAACCTCACCACGAGCTGCCGCTTAATGCATGGACTGACGCGAACAATGTCAGGTTCCGTGACGGCGCTGCGGAGAAGTTCTCCGGACATGTGGAGGTGTTTCAAGGCGTGCTGTGGTCACCTGAGTGGCTTATGGCCGCGCAGTACGGCGGGTTGGCCTTCTGGCTCTACGCGAGCGGAAATAAGGTAGGCGCGGTGGATGGCCTGAACCATTCCGACATTACTCGGGCGGTGGGGGGAGACTATACGATGAATCCAGCCACTGGCTGGACAGGAGCGACGATTGAGGATATTCCTGTAATCAACAACGGCTTTGATGTTCCACAGCAGTGGAAATATCCTGCTCTCGCGACACGTCTTCAGAATTTGGAGAACTGGCCCGCAACCCTCAGGGCGAGCACTATCCGAGTCCTGAAGAGGTATCTCGTGGCGTTGGATATTACTAAGGAAGGCACTCGCTTTCCCAACACGATCAAGTGGTCGAGCGAATCTCCGTCTGGGGCCGTGCCACTCTCCTGGGACGAAAACGACGAGACGAACGACGCTGGCGAGTGGACTTTGCCTGGCGCTGGTGGATTCCTAGTAGACGCGCATCCCATGAGGGACGTGCTCATCCTGTACAAAGAGCGCCAGACGTGGCAAATGCAGTTTGTGGGCACGGCTGCGGGTGTGTTCAGGTTCTCACGCATCTTTGGCAACATTGGCACCCTGGCGCGGCGATGTGCAGTGGAATTCTTCTCCGGACAGCATTTTGTATTCACCTGCGAAGACGCCATAGTTCACGACGGCCAGAACGCTAAGTCGATCATGAGCGAGCGTGCGCGCCACATGCTGCAGGATACCATCGACCAGACCAACTACAACAAGTCCTTTGTCGTGGTAAACTATGCGACGAGCGACGTCTGGGCCTGCTATCCCGAGGTGGGGCAAACGTATCCGACTCGGGCGTTGGTTTGGAACTGGGAGAAGAATCGCTGGGGCGAGCGGGACCTGCCGAAGATCAGCTTTATTGACTCCGGACTGGTGTCTCCGCAGTCTGCGACGGACACGTGGGCTGGAGCGACGGCTACCTGGGCTACGGCAACCAAGATCTGGGGCGATCGAGCGAGCGATCCGACCAAGCAGAAGATGCTCATGGCCTCGCCGACAGACACAAAGCTGTACGTCCCAGAGATCGGCCAGTCAGTCAACGGCCAACCGATGGAGTCGTTTGTGGAGCGGCAGGGGATTGGTTGGCCGCTGAAAGCCGAGGCTCCTCCGGATTACACGAGGATGAAGCAGGTTACTGCGATCTGGCCCAGGGTGACTGGTACCCAAGGCGGAGTGATCAATGTGTACTTGGGGACACAAGAGAAGATTGGCGGTCCGGTGAACTACGGGCCCGCTCAGACGTTTGTCATTGGAGAGACGGAGTTCTGCGACTTTGCAGATAGCGAAACTGCTCGCATTCACGCAGTGAAATTCGAGAGCAACACTGACATTAGTTGGCGCCTCTCGGGTTACGATGCTGATGTTATTGACAGAGGAGAACACTGATGGCACTTTATCAACCGGACCCTAAAGGTCCCAGCGCAGCCCTCGAAGATGTGGGTGCTTATATGCAGCGGGAGTTCGAGAGAATCTCTCAGGCAATTACAACACTCGAGGGCCACGGCGGCAGTACCTCGAGCGTGCAGGAGCTTCACAAGCCGCCAGCAAAGCCATCCGACTTCATGCTCGTGGCGGCAGATGGAACGGACTGGAATCCTGGATTCGGTCGAGGGATTTACGTTTACCTGAACGGCGTCTGGAACCCTATCAACATCACTCCGCCAGAGCCAGACGCGCCGAGTCCTCCGCCTGATATCGACCCACCAGCCGATCCAGCGATTGAAGGTGCGGATTTCGTCTCCTCGTTCGAGACAGACGTGACGGACGGTGGGAACTGGGTAATCCAGGCCAGGAGCCCAACTCGGGTCACGCTCGTGCCAGTCGGCAGGTTGGGTACCAGAGGTGTGAAGCTCACTACTCTGCCAGGAGATACTGGCATTTCCGGCTCAGGTAGCTTCGAGCGCTGCGATTTACGAGCGGCAAATGACGTCGTCAGTGGCAACATCGCCGAGGGACTGGAGCAGTGGTGGGCTCATAGCATCCTCCTGCCGGACGACTGGAAGGATCCGCCGGATGGTGCCTGGCACACGAACGTGCTGTTTGACTTTCACCACACTGGAGGCACAGGGCCAGCCCCGATGACGATGACTGTGACAAGGTTAGGCGCCGGCCAACCGCCTCGATGGGTCAGCAACATCTACGGCGGCAGTCCGGGCGCGAACAGGACGAACATCCTACCCTTCGGAGATGAACCGCCAGCGAGGAATACGTGGTACGACTTCGTGTACAACATTATCTGGTCGTCGGGGTCGAGCGGGCTGTTCAAGATCTGGGCGCGGAAGGAGGGGGATGCGAATTACACCCTGCGATATACCAGGTCCGGCCTCCCGACTCTCTACGCCGGCCAAGGAGCGTACGTCAAGCTGGCGAATTATCACGACTATACTGGTCCCTGCTCAGTGGTCCATGACAGGATCGCCCGTGGTCGCTCGAGTCAAGCAGTAGCCATGGTACCTCTGGTGTGAGACTCGCTCTGCAGCCTGGCCTTCGGAAGGACAAAGGCTGGAATGTCTACCTCATGCATCAGGTAGAGGTTCCAGTCCTTTGGGAGCTGCTCGAGCCTCTGCTTGCCCGGGCCGTTCAGCATGGACGTGGAATGGTGACCTGTGAAGGGATGCGGGAGCTGCTGTTCCAAGGCGTAGCGAGGGCGTTTATCCTGCTCGAGGATGACCAGATTCGGGCGATTTTCGTAGCAAAGCCGGTTTGCTACGACAAATACCGCGCTGTGCGGATCATTGCAGCGGCTGGACGCGGCATGAAGCACGCCATGGCCCAGCTCCATGTGCTCGAAGCTTGGGCACTTACTCTCGAAGCCGTCGAGGTAGAAGGTTGGTGTAGGCCGGCGATGGAACGCCTGCTGCGCAAGTACGGCTTCAAGTACAAGGCCACGATCGTTTCGCTCGATCTTCGGAGGAAGCTGCAATGAGACTGTTCGACTTGTTCAAGATGTTGCTGGTGTGCGGGATAGGCGGGGATTCGCCACCTGCACAGACCAGCACTACGAACGTGGTGCAGCAGTACTCGCCCGAGGAGGCTGCGCGGCGGGCGCAACTGATGCAGACCGCCCAGCAAATTTACGAAGCCAACGCTGGTCGAGTGCAGGGAATGGCGCCAGGTGGGCCGACCGCCGATACTCTGCAGGCGCAGAACCTGATGCGGAACTTTGCTAACTCGGCTCCGTATGCTGGCATGATGGGCCAGTTGCAGAACGCCCAAACCTTTGGCCTGCAAGGCGTGCTGGATCCGACGTCCAGCCCGGGGTTCCAGGCCTCGCTGGATACAGCTACTCGGAAGGTAAACGAGGCGTATACCGGGCCCTCTGGCCCGATGGCGCAGATTCGTAGCCAGTTCCAGGCTAACAACTCCGGCGGCTCTGGCACTCGCGAAGGTATCGCGATGGGGATGGCTGGAAGGGATTATCTCAACACCATCGGAGACGTGACCGGCAAGCTTACCTCGGACGCGTACACCAAGGGGCTGGACGTGTTTAGCCGTACCATGGCCCTCGCTCCGCAGAACATCCAGACGGAGATCTCCACTGGAATGCTGCCAGCGAACATCATTGGATCTATCGGCCAGCAGAACGAGGCGTATGACGAGCGCCAGCGGCTGTGGGATATCAACGCTCCGTGGCAAGCGCTGGCTCCGTACGCGAACATAGTGTCCGGCATGAGCAACCCGAGCACGCAAACTACCAGTACGGTTCCAGGGCCGCAAGCCAATCCCCTGGCACCTGTCGGCGGAGCGATGATGGGAGCAAGCCTCGCGGCTATGACAGGCTTCAATCCGATCATAGGCGCGGGAGCGGGCCTGATGCTCTCGCTCTTTAGCTAGGAGGCAGTATGCCAATTGACGCTTATAAGCTGTCGCAGCTGGCCCAGGAATGGGATCCTACGCCGTTCCTCCAGGCGACCGAAGGCGGAGCCATGGATATGTTCGGTTCTGCGGCGAGTCCGATGCAGGCGGGGAACGCGATGCAGACAGGCGCGCCCTACGCCTCGATCTTCAAGCCGCAGACACCGGGAGCGATGCCAGGCGGAAGCCCCCTTCCTCCACAAATGATGCAACAGTTCATGCCGCAACAGCAGCCTGTGCATCCCGCCCCAGCAAGCGCCCCCCGGCAGCCGGGTATGATTCAGTTCCCGGGTACAACACTGCCGGAGGGCCTCAAGCCGGTGCCTAGCTTGGCGCAACTGCTGAAAGGAGGCGTCTGATGGAATGGTGGGAGATGATGGGACAGAGTCCTCAGATGCCGCAGGCAGATCCGTCTGGTTCTCCGGCGGCGATGGGGGCTATGATGCAGCCTGACCCGACGGCCCAGATCCAGATGTACAACCGGCCTGCGAATGATCCGCAGGAGTACGAGAAGCGCCTGGGTGGGTGGAGCGAGCTGGTACAACGGTTCCAGAGCAATCCGAACCTCCAGCGAGCCATGATGATGACAGGGGCGATGATGGCCCAACCTCTGCAGCCCGGGCAGACGGCGGGTGGCGCGCTGGGGAACGCAGCAGTGGTGGGCATGAACGCCTATACGGCAGGCACGGCTGCGGACCGCCAGGCGATGATGGAAGCTGCCAAGAACGCCAGGGAAGAGCGACGGCTTGGGATGGAGGAGGCGAAAGTCGGTCCTGAAATCGCCAGTATTGAGGCGGGTACGGAAGGTCGGAAGGCTACCACTGCCGCCACGCAAGTCAAGATCGGGATTGAGGAACGCTCGGCGGATGACATTGTAGCTACTACCAAGGCTAACCGTCAGAAGGCACAAACTGCCGCAGACGAGGGTGTCAAGGACGCTGCGCTCAAGGAACTCCAGCGAGATAACGACGCCCTGAAGGCGATGGCTCAGCGCGGGAACATCAGCACGATGGTCCAGCAGGAGATCGACAAGAACGACGCTACGATTCAGCAGCTGAGAGCGAGCGCCACAGAGAAGGGGGCGAAAGGCAGGCAAGAAGTCGCCAAGGCCGGCATGGACGAGATGACTGCGGAAATTGTCCGTAGTCTGCCAGCGGACGAGCAGCGAGATTTCGCCCTCAAGCGCGGGAAGTACGGTGCAGGTAGAGATTCCGCCCTGGTGCAGCAAAGGGACCTGTATGGCGAGCTGTATGACTCACTGCCTGAGGACGATCCCAACAAGCGAGGGATGGACAAAGCGCAATTCGTGTTGCAACGGCTGAAGGAAGGCAAGCAGAGCTCTGCGCTCAAAGAGCTTACCGACTATGTCGCGAAGATGGAGGGAGCAGGGCTTACGCCAGACCCGGAAATCGTCGACCTGTACACGAAAGCAGCGAAAGCCGCAGGAGCTGGACGCTCGGCAGGTACTCCTGGAGAACAGCCCCCCACGCAGAAGGTCACTGGAACCATTGCTCAGCCGGGCAAGGGAAAGAAGGCGGCGCCGACAGGGAAGACTCAATCCGACCCGGTAGACTATCCGGGTGATGCAGCCTACGCGGCGCTTCCCAGTGGAACGTGGTACAAGGCGCCAGATGGCACAACCAGGAAGAAGAAATGAGCTGGGAAGATGATCCAGTACTGAAATGGGGCAGGAACCCCAAATCTCCGCCAGACTTTCCAGCCGAGAGTGCGGATGAAGCTCAGCAAAGGGCTGGCCTCGCTGTGGGAATCATGGAAAGTGAACGTGGGGAACACCCTAATCCTGATACTCTGGAGCGAGAGATCGACAGAACGAAGGCTCTGGCTGGTCCTGCTGCTCCTGCACCTTCTACCGCGAGTTATGCAGCTCCTAGTCCGGCGCCGAAACCGACCTGGCAGCAAGATGAGGTGGCGGGGTCCGATCAAACTGCCGGAGGATGGCAGTCTGACGTAAAGGCTGCCTCGTGGTGGGACACTATCAAGGCCATTCCAGGTACTTTGGTCGGCCAGCTCAAGCAGCAGGCAGGCGGATTTATGCAGGCGTTAGGGGAGAGCGGGATACTGGAGTCGGACGCCCTGAAAGCGGGGCAACTGGAGGCCGCCGGCCTGCCGAAGGAATACGCGCTGTTGCCGAAAGAGGAGCAGCCGTATGTCAAGTTCATTTCCAAGAAGACTGGACAAAGCCCAGCGGAGGTTGCGGAAAACTTCGAAATCGACGATCCCTCGACTCCGGTAGTAGAACGGGCAAGGAGCCTGTTCAAGGAAGGCGAGGCGATGATCAAAGATTACTCGCCTGGAGAGCTGTCGTTCTGGAAGCAGGCGGTGTTGAATGGCGGTACCTCAGTATTGTCCCAGGCACCGTTCCTAGCGGCTAGTATTGCCACAGGCAATCCGGCGATCGCGCTGGGAGCTGCAGCAGCTACTCAGGGATCGCAGACATATGGGGAGGCGAGAGAGGCAGGGTTGTCTCCAGGCCGATCTGCCGCCCACGCTAGCTTCGATGCAGTTGTGGAAGCCGGCATGGAGCTGGTGCCACTGAAGTTCATGATGGATAAGGCAGGAGGACCAGTAGGTCACCTGATTCTTGGCACCCTGTTCCGTGAGGTGCCGACGGAAGTCGCTACTACCATGCTCCAGTCGGCGAACGCCAAACTGAGCACTCGGCCTGACATGGGCTGGGAGGAGTACTGGCAAGACGTGCTGGACACGGCAGGTGCAACGTTGGTTTCCGCTCCCCTGTTAGCAGGTGCGGCGAAAGCTGCCAGTCCCCTTGCACCAAAAGGCGCTTTGCAAGGGGAAGCGCCTACGGCGCAGCCTGGGCCGTCGGTTGCCGACTGGCAGGATAATCCCATAGCGGTGATGAGTCAGTCGACCGACCTTGGGCACATTAATGGGGAGTTAACAAGCCCAAATATCGACGAGCCTACGAACATCATGGACACCTCGACCGTGGATCAGGTTAAGCAGTCCCTGAACGCGATCGACCCTGAGCAACTCACCGAGAAGGAAGTGAATGAGGCGAAACGCCGGCTTGAAGAAGACAGGAAGCAGTCTAAAGCTCCTCCGCTCCCAGCTGCAGAAGAAGCGTGGTCTCACATTGCGACCGCACCTACGACGGCCGTGGAGGATGCCGGGGAGCTCGGAGCGAGTACAAAGTCGGTTGGCAATGCAGCGAATTACGTAAACCCTAACACCGGCGAACGGCTGGATAGGACTTTCCTCTATGGGCCCGAAGGCTTCGAGGGGTTGACTCCTCGGCAAGTATTGCCAAAGCCTGGGACGTATACCTTGGGCGTTCCCAGCGAGGACCGGCCCGCGGAGTACCTTCGGCCCCTCCACGACACGATCGAGCAATGGCGACAAGAATACCTACCAAACGACACGATAGTACTGTCAAACGAGCAGCTTTTCTCGAATTCGGCACTCGGATGGCACTACAGTACGGACAGCAACAGCCACCTGATCGTACCGGCAGTGCTCCGGAAGCCTTCTCGTGGCCTTGGGCAGTACAATCCCAATACTATCGCGAGCGCATTCTACAATGCGACTCACGAGTTTGGCCACGCACTTATCACGTCGAAATTCTTCGAAGGCGTACAGAACGCCCAACAGGTGAGGGATGAGTCGCGCAAGGGGCTGGTTACCAGCACAGAGGGTCTGCCCGAGGCGCAACAGGCCGTAGTGGCGGAATTTAATGCCCTGAAGGAACAGATCCTCAGTGGGCAAATGAACGCCCAGCAGTTTGTCGAGCGCTGGATGAGCCCGAGCAAGATCGGGAGAGCCAACTTCCTGAAGGATCACAAGGTAGCTCCAGAAGCGCCAGCGAAGCAGCTGATCAACGCTATAGTTCGGCGTGGAGTGGTGAACTCAAACATCAGGGACGAGGTTAGCCAGACGGCGTTGAAGCAACGGCTGAATGAGGACTACCTATCCCTAGACGAGTACTTGGCAGAGCAGATGTCTCGGCATGCGTACAAGCAGCAGTGGGACAAGACAAGCCCATTGGGTAGGTGGTTTGGGGAAACTCTGGCTAAGATGCGCAGCTTCTTTGTCAAGACCAAGAAGGATGGAGTTATCGCTCCGGGAGTGGGATTCCAGCAGTGGGTCGACGGCCTAAGCAAGACCGCTCGAGCGGATGAAACCACCGCTGTGGTAAAGAATCGCAAGGAAGCCGGCAAGAAGGTACAGAAGCCTAAGGCAGCAAAGACCGCTCTCGCGGGCGTTAAGAAGCCCAAGGTCGCCAAGGTGGCCCACAACGTCCAGTCGGACACGTACGAGAGGGAGAAGGCCAAGGCAAACAAGCTCGTCGACTCGCTGTTCAAGAACGGCTCAATCAACACCGAGACGTTGAAAGAAATGAAGGCGTTGATCGACGCCGCGGCTTGGGACGAGCTCGTAGACACCATTCAGCGCGAGTCTACCAAGAACGTCAACTTCGAGCTCGATGTAGGAGAAAACGTCGAGGACCAACCCGATTGGAAGGACGGCAAATTTGACTCACCCATGTTCAAAGCCTGGTTTGGGGAGTGGAGAGACGATCCTACCAGTGCAAGTGTTGCGCGAGTTGGCGTGTTTAGGCAGCAAGCCGACGGTACACTGGCAGTTGATCGAGAGCGTGATTCGCCTCCACTCGTCCTTTTCGCGTCTGCAGAGAGAATCCAGACAGGCGAGAATACTTTCCACGTGGGTACCCTGAGGGGCGTGGAGTACGCTGAAGCTCATCACCCCCAGCCCCCACAAGACCGCTCGCTGGTGCCGGTCGTGCTCAACATGCGGAATCCCTATATCGTGTCAGACTTCCAACAGGCTGCGCCGAATCGGGCAGAGTTGGAATCTCAGGGGCACGACGGGATAGTCTACCAGAACGACCTCGAGGGGGATATAAGTTTCGTTGTCTTTCGGCCTAACCAAGTCCGAGTCATGCAGGACCGTAATCCCTACGGCCGTAACATGCAGATGGAGCTTGATTACGACTCCGCGACACCCGAGGGACATGGGGCCGGCCGGCTGTGGCAGAGCATCAAGAACTTCGTAAACGAGCCCGGGCCGACCCGGCGAGCTTTGCGTCATGTCAAGGGCCTAATATTCCAGGTCTCGCAAATGCAGCAGCTTGCCCAGCTCAATCCGGACCTTACAGATCTTACGTACCTGATCAATACTAACACTGAATACGCGCGTTACGGCTCCAGTAGGAGAGCCGACGCCGACCGACTCCTCGACAAGTGGAAGAGTCACGGGAAAGAGAACATCGCTAAGATCAACCGGGCGCTCATTGCGGAAAAAGAGTCGGGTGAGAACTGGTTCGAGCTCGTCAAAGACACAAAGCAGCGCGAAGGGCAGACAGTGCCCTGGTGGAAGTTTCAGATGTCGGAGAAGGCCAGGGCGCAACTTAAAACTCGAGGTATCGACGTTGACACGGAGAACGGTCGAAGCCTTGCAGGAGATATCCTCGCTGTAAAAAACAATCTCCTGGACTACCTGAACGAGGACGAACAAGTACTCCAGGAGGTCCTCGGCCACAGGTACGCACATTCTCAAGCTCGTCTCAACGACGCTGTCAAAGTCCTGAAGTCGCAGGTTCACCAGTTCCGGCAAACGCCCTTCTTTCCGGAAGGCAGGTTCGGTAATCTCGTACTCACAATCGCAAAGCAGAAGCTTTCCGGGCCAGGCCATGAGGTTGTGTACAGGGAAGCGTTTGAATCCAGAGCGAAATGGGAAGCCGCTTTCAAGAAGGCTCAGGCTAAGGCTACCCCGGATGAGCAAATTCGTAAACATGAGGTTGCGGACTCCAGTTATGTTCTAATGTCCCTGCCTACGGATTTCCTTGACATCACCGCGGCAGAGTTGGGTTTGACGGAGGCGCAGGTCGATTCGCTCACTCAGGTGCTTCAGCCTGTGAAACAGGAGCGTCTCCTCAGTGAGTTCGACAAAGCGCGTCTGGGGGTGAAGGGGTACAGTTCCGATGCCATGCGAAGCTACGCAAACTTCACCTGGCACCATTCTAATGCGGAGGCTAAGCTCCTTTACCGGCGCAAGTTCAATGGAGCTATCGCCAGCATGCGCCAACGCCTTAGGGCGTCGGAGCTCGATCCCCGTCCACAGTCGCTCAATGAAGTTGCTCGTCTCACGCGAGTAGTCCGAGCAATGGAGGGTATGCGAGACTACGTCATGAGCCCACCTAATGAGATGCAGAACGCTCGGGCGGCCGTGAGCGTACTCTATCTCGCTTACAATGTGAAGACCGCGCTCGTAAATCTCTACGGTCTGGCGACAGTCTGGAGCGATCTCACTTCCAAGTTTGGGGCTGTGGATGGTGAGAAGCGCTTTGTTCGAGCAAGTTATAGAGCCGCCAGCTCCCTGCGACTCACAGACCTGAATGCACGCAAGCAGGGCGATTATCTCCCTCCCGACATTCAGCGGGGACTCGACCGAGCAATCGAGGAAGGCGTGCTCTCGCAGAGTTACGCGTATCATTTGGCTGGCATGGCGCAAGCTAATGCGCTGAGGAGGCTGCCGTTGTACGAGCACTCGGGCAAGTTGACCCAGGGGGCGGTAGATTTAGGCATGTATCCTTTCCGTCTGATGGAGCTCGCCACGAGGAGGATTACGTTCGTAGCTGCTTTGGAAGAAGAGCTGAGCAAGCACAAGGGCGAGTTTAACATTGCCTATGAGAATGCAGTAGCGCAGACAAACAAGCTGCAGAACGATTACACTCTCGGCAACCGGCCTCCAATTATGCGAGGAGGAGCTCTCAAGATGGGGCCAGTAGTTCCGCTGGCTACTATCTTCGCCAGCTTCGCGCAACATATGGCCTTTCACGGGTTTGGCGGCTATGAGCTCGGGCAAAGGCGTGCTCTCAAACAGGCGATTTCGAACGGCGAGCTGGATGCCAAGCATGATCCCAAGTGGTACTCATGGGGATATGGATATACTGCGAGGATCTGGCTCCTGACCCTCATGGTCGCAGGGTATGCAGGCCTTCCAGGCGCTGAGAACATCCTGGATCTTATCTCTGCCTTGTGGCGCCAAATTGGAGGGAAGAAACCTCTCAGACAGGAACTCCGGGAACTGGTACAGGCAGTCGACGAGAATCCGGAGGACTGGAGCCGGAATCTGGGGACCTCCATGCTGAGCCTCGAGCACGGCCTGACGGGTAACGTAGCAGGGTTCGACATCAGCCGTAGCATAGGTTTCGGCAGAATAGTCCCTGGCACTGACACGTTTGCTCGTAGCTCGGCAGCAGATCCGGAGAAAGCCATGGGTGCGGCTACGCTTGATGTTCTGGGGCCACTTGGCGGGGTCCTGAAGTTCGGCCTTCAATCCTACTCGGCCATGACCTCCCAGAAGACGTGGAAGGACGCTGCGAAGTACACTCCAGGCGGATTGGGGAACCTCGTCAATGCTTATATCTGGTCGCAAGAAGGGGTCCTGGGCCCCGATGGAGGCAAGATCACTCTGGAGCGGACGCCTGAGGGCAAACTCGCACCACGCGATCTGACATGGCCGGAGATTGCTGGCAAAGCGCTGGGGTTCAACCCAGAGATCGTAGCGCGCAACAGGGAAGCCAACTTCACCTCCTTTGATCAGAAAGTGTACTGGCAGAGTAAGCGGACAGAGCTTATCAAGGCGAACGTTCGCGCTCGCGAGGAAGGAGACGGAGAAGCTATCTCGGATACAAAGAAGGCGATTAGCGACTTCAATCTGGATGTGTCCGGCGAGGAGTGGAGTCGGAAACTTCGCGTCACGGGCCAGGACATTGGTAATGCCTGGAAGGCTCACATTAGGAATAAGCGCCTCGAGGAGAGTGGGCAGCCCAAGGAGAAAAGATACCGTGGGCTGTATCAGGATATTAGGAAGAGTTACGAGACGCCTGAATCTGAGTCTTCAGACAAGTAGGTAACCGCTCGCAGGACTTGCAGCCTTGGCGGAAGGCCCGACGTTGGTGCCGCACTGCTCGGGCCGTAAGCTTGAAGCCTTCATCCTTAGCTAATCGCACCAGGGCCGAGGTCGGCGTCTGACGATGGACCGAGAGGAACATCCAGATGCAGCAGTATCCTCTAGCCCTGACGAGTTTTATCAGCTTCTCGTACATCTGGGATCTCCTTAGGTTTCTCGGCCGGTTTCTCCTCGGGCGGCTTCTTTAGGTAATAATGTGGCCCGTCGCTGCGGGTGATGCAGTGGATTTTTTGAGCGTTGATGGCGCCGTTGAGGGCTTCGGTGTAATCCTTGTAGGAAAGGCTCCTGAAGAGATAACCGAACAGTTCGGCGCCCGGGATGCCTGGGTTCTTACTTACGATCTCGACGATTTCGCTCGAGCCGCGCGTGATGTCGTTCTGGCCGATACGGGAGAAGACCTTGGGCATGTCAGCTTCGATCGATCCTGTCATGTCGACCGCCGCCTGAAGGTGCCGGGCGTAGATCTTGAGGGAGTCGTCCTGGGAGGCGGACAGTACCATGGCCAGTTTATGTACATGAGTCTGCTTACGGGAGATGTAGCCGGAGTATTGATCCCCTGTGAGTTGAGGAGGAGGGTTGGCCCACAGTTGGCGATACCACTCCCTACCCCATACGCGAGCCTCTTCGGTTATCTCATACTCGCCGAAAAGCTGGGAAATAACTTCCAGGTCGTGTGTGAGCTCCTGCTTCATCTGCTCGAACTTGGCCGGCACATTCTCGTCTACGTAAGGCACCAGTTGGCGCTTCGCGTCAGCGTAGACGAAGATACATCTGGAGGTGAACCCGCCGCCTATCATGTACTCAGGCACGTTGAGCGAGATCCAGGACGGTGTCGTACACCCTATGATGTTAACGTAGGGATTCTCTACCGTGTTCTTGCCCATCGTCTTAGTCGCCTTCTCGAACGAGCCCTTTTTCCCGTCCCAGAGTGCGACCAGCGCGTCTATCAAATCCCCGTCCTTCATCTTGAGCAGGTTCCCGAGCTCGTCCGAGCAGAACGTCACTGCAGACATTGGGTAGAATGCGCCTGGCTCTCGAGGGTCTGGGTCGTGCTGAGTGTTCTCTGACAGCGCCTTGATCAGTTCCTGCCAGGTGACCACGTCCGCTCCGAAGTGGATCTCCTTGAGCGGCCGCAACAGGTTCATGCCTACGTTGGCTGTGGTACTCTTCGCTATGATTCCCGGCGGAGCTACCATTATGACGTAAAAGTTGGGAATCCATTGGAAGTATTTTTGGTCGATCCAGACCCGACGACGCAGCGCTCCCGCGACCGTACTCACGCCGGTCCAAAACAGCATCTTTAGTGGCGCCTCCCCGAATGAGGCGTACTCTACGAACGCTCTCAGCCAGTCATCATGATATCTCTTTCGTCCCATTTCCAGTTGGCCATGACCGCTTCTCGCAATCGCCCCAGGACTTTAGGCTAGTCTTGAGGCCCCATGGTATTATTAAGGGGTCGTCGTATGGAACTGTAATGTGAACTAGAGGATGAATTTTCGTCAAGACTTCGGTGCGATAGATGACTGGGTATTGGAATACTAGCTCGTCGTGAACTTGTAGAAGGAATTGGATTCTAAGGTCTTGGATAAACTGTCCGCGATCGTAATTCTCGGCCCGAACCAAGGCTCGGTTAGTAACACAGGCTGTCGTAGACTGACCAATCCACGCGACAGCTTCAGGGAGAGCGGTCTCAATGCGATCGAAGCAAAACCAGCGATAGCCGAATTTGTTAAAGACCTTTCGAGTTTTGCTGAGCTGGTCAGCGATACGCTCGTGCCACTCGCGTATTGCAGGGTGCAGGTGAAACCAGGTGGCCCGAAAGGACGCAGCCTCCCACTTAGGAACTCCCATCGCGTGAGCCAGCTCATCATCCCCGCCAAGGTAATTAACGAGGTGAACTCCGGTTCGGATAAGATCGTAATATGGCTGCTCATATCCGGTGGGACAGTGCCGGGGAAACATGCCCTTAGCGTTATGAGCATGGATCTTAATTTTGTTCTCGCGGAATACGCGCTTAAGATCTTCGTCATTAGATTCCCATGCGACAGTCTGGGCGTCCGCCCCAGTGAGGTCAATCGACGCGATCTCGAAGCCGAGGTCAGGGATTAGAAGTTTCCTGACGTTGGGAATTGGGTACTGGCCTAGAGCGTCAGCTTTTCGGGCCACGACTGTCCTCTCTGAAGAGCATGATTCCTCCCAAAGCCATCCATGCCGATCCGACTGGCCACCATAGCCAGTAGCCAGTGACGGCGCCTATGAGAAAGCACAGGTGACCGATTATCATGTAGTGGCCTATGTTCATGCCTCCTCCTCCTCCTCATCGCCCTTGGTCCAGTTCTGCAAGTTGGTCCCATCGCCAAAGGCGTCCTTGGACGAGGTCCAACGGAAACTCACTGCGGTTGGCGAGAACTGGCTGCGCATCCTGCCGTCCGGACACCGCGCCTGGACGACGTTGGAGTTGAGGGTGTTAATGGCTCGGATTTCGGTAATCCGCTCGACTATCGGGCGAAGGAGCGGCTCGCGCATAGCGAACAGTTTGAGGGCGTCCTCGTCGCAGGTGGGACGTCGAGTCTGCTTGTTCCTTACCACCTTGCACTTGAGCTCGCCGTAGAACAGGCCGCTCATTTGCGGGAAGGATTGAGTATTGAACTCCCTGCCCAATATGGCATTCAGCTCGTTCTGCCGCTCCTGTGCCGCAAGCATGAGCTTGCCCGCGATCTCACCTCGACGGAGCGTATCCACCTTGATTCCCCTCAGCATCATGCGCAATATGCTCCACCACATACGCATCTGGAAGCGATACAGGTCATACAACCCCAGTCGACGCAGCATGCGCTCTAAGCCGAAAAACACCTCCAGAGTGCTAGTGCTGTCATCGCAGTTGTAAGCCCAATAGTCATCTTCAGGAATTTTGGGATTCCACTCCTTTCCCTCGTCCTTCCAGTAAACGTGATGCTTAGCGTACATCGAGGACAGGAAATCAAGGCCTTGAGGTAGCCCGGGCCAAGCAACGTGTTGCATGAGGCGCGTGTCATGTCGCAACCTTGGCACATAGCCTCTTCGGCGGGCGGTGTACTGTGCGTCGTAGAGGTAGTTTTGGCCAACCAGTTCGATATGCGGGTGAGTGCACAATTCTCGTTCCCGCTGCCAGAGAGACACATCCTCATCGAGCGTGAAGTACCCTGTCGGCCTTTCCACGCACATATTAGGGATACAAATTGCATCAGTGCGAGACCACGCGTAGCCTGAGCAAGCGATATATCCTCCACGCGTTTCAAGGTCGTTCGATAGTGGCAGAGGTGGAAAACCTTGGCGCTGTCGGACATTCGCCCTCCTGATCAAGTCGCCAAGGCAATCCATGGCGTCAGTAAATGATGGCCGAACTAGGTACCTCTTTTCCTTACCCGGCCAGCAGCCGCGGTCAAGTGCTTCCTTAGCTCGTCTGAGGTCATGAATAGCAATTGAGCGCCAACCCCATTCTCGAAGAATGAGGGCAGGATGGTAAGTAGGCATGAGGAGTGCAACGTGCTGAACCCCATCTGGTGTCTGATAGTGATGTTCCAGCATACTTCCACGCCACTTGGTAATCCCAACCCTACCTGTAACGGCCCAGAGCGCAGTTTTTCCCATAAGTAGAATGAGCCGAGGACGGACTTTCCGTATCTCGTCGCGTAGCTCGGCAATTCCTTCAAGAATGAGTTCATTGGGCTTGGTTTGCTTCTTGTCTAAGAAGAAGTGCTCGATCTTGTTCTCTGGTGGTCGGTACTTGCAGACGTTGGTGAGGAAACAGTCGGACCTGAGGAATCCCGCCTCATGGAGCATTCGATCCAGTTCTGCGCCCGAGGTCCCCACAAACGGCACACCTTTAACTTCTTCCTCAGCGCCAGGGGCCTCGCCGCAAATAAGGATGTCCGCGGGTATAGGCCCAGACGGACGGGTCTTGATGAATTGACTCTGTAGCGAGACCAGCGGTGTTGCAACTGCGTCCATTTCCAGGTTCCCTGATATTGCTCAATGAAGAAAGCCAAGGCCTGATAACTGGTCTTGGCGTTGAGAAACTTGCGCGCTCGCTGCAGGTGCTGGTATATCACGCTGCGGTTGTTACCGAGCACGGCTCGGATCTGCGCGGGTTCGAGCCCGAGGTACATCAGGAAGAGTATGTCCTCTTCCCTTGGGCTCAAGCATACCTTGTGCGGGACGTTGAGCCGCTTGCTGTACGAGGGACTCACAGCCCCAGCTTCCGAGCGAGCCAGGACTTGATTTCGATATCCGTCTCCAGCCCGACCACGTCTCGGATGTACTTCTCGTCCGGGTCGACGAGCTGGGAGAATGGAATCCAGACCGGACCCTCGCCCTCTGGCTCGAATTGGAAAGCGAGGTCGGTAACTCTCAGCACCTTGCCGTTCAAGCTCGCTGTGTCACTCACGGGGAACGCGCTCCTTGGGATATACTACAGGTTTGGGCGGCGCCATCTTGACGACCCACTCATAGCACTCTTCATCCGGCTCGATACGCTCCAGATGTGGATATACATTGAGCAATATCCACGAGTGCGAGGGTGTGACCCAGAAGGCTCTGTCTTCAATAGTGTCGTACATCAACACTACGTCGATCGGGTGCTGACTACTCGCCATCGCTCTTGGCTATGGCTCTCCTGGCTTGCGCTCCCAGCACCCGAAGCATATACAGGGAGCGGCCGTTCATGCTGTCAGGAATGTTTCTCCTGATCAGCCCCTCGAGCTGCATCTGGTAGAACCAGACGTCGTTCGCGTCCAGTTCCGGCATTTCGCTCTCGAGCGGGTCGTACTTGGGTACTTCAGGCACCTTCGAGGTCGATTGAGGATTCTCTTTCACGCAGTCTCCTGTTACTTAGTGTTGCATTTTGGGAATCTGATCTGTTGTACCTTTGCTCCGACCACGAGGCCCATTTGCAATTTCCAGGCTCGTAGTGACCGTCAGGGTTGATTCGTTCAAGGGTGAAACCTTCCGGCCTCTCACCCATGTCAGCTAGGAATCGGACGAAGCTGCTCCACCGTTTGCAAACTGTAATGCCTTTGCCTCCATACCACTTGTACGCCTTGTTGCGTGAATTGAGGCAACGCATTCGCATAGCATTCCAGACACTGTAAGTTGGAGTTGTTTTCATCCTTCAAGATCGATGGCTATACCATCGTCCTCCTTGGCTCCATCGTCGATTTCCTTCTGGTTTACGCGAGTGACCGCGATGTTGAAAGGGGCGTCCTGTTCCTCGATGTATGTGGCGGTCAGCCTCATCCTGTTCGCAGCAACAAGGATAGGCCCAGTGCCACCAAAGCAGTCCAGAACACTATCTCCAGGATTAGCAGACCGACTGAGGAGGTCACAGTAGAGCGCAACAGGCTTTTGAGCCGCGTGAAGTTTGTTACTGACCGGAGGTATGCGAGTGATCGCATCGCTCTTGACCACCAGGGTCTCGCGGTCTCCTTTCCAGGCATACAGCACGCACTCGTAAACTCGTCGAGGGCCGTGTTTCGGCCAAGGTAGCATGCCGTCCCCTTTGACCCAAATGAGAGGAGTGGAGAACACTTTCCACCCGGCAAGACACATGAGTGTTTCCAGCCTAGGAAACATCCGAGGGTCACAGAATACGTAAGCGTGGGCCCGCTGCTTTGCGACTCGGAAACTCTCGTCAGGGAAAACAGACATGATCTGCTCCCATCGCTTGCGGGAATCCCGATACTCGTGGGGAGTGGTTGCCTGCGGACCAAAGTCGTCAGCGTCAATTCCGTAAGGTGGGTCGGTAAGCACAACGTCGAAACTTCCTGCCGGCAACGTTGGCAGTATCGCAAGCGAGTCTCCTTTGATCAGCTTGTGGCTGGTTTTGGTCAGGTCGAATTTCTCGGCCAGCTTTGCCTGATGGACAGCCTGAGCATCTTTCTGGATGACCTTGAGGGCTTCTTTTTCATTCTTTGCTCCGGCCACGTGAGGGAGGTGCATATGCTTGGCAATGATGGCAGCATTGGATACCTCTGTAATCTCGCTCCCCTGAGCCGGCCGGCCAAGCATCGCACTGGCAACTGCCTTCGCGTTAGCTGGTTCGCCCTTGGCCTCCCTAAGTTTTCGTCGAGCCTCAATCGCAGCGATACGTTCTTGCCAGGTGAAGTCAGTACGATCGACGTTCTCACTGACTTCAATTTCCAGTCTCTCGAGGGGGCTGAGCTTGTCCCATTCCAGACCCGGCACGCAGCCTCGAGGTGCGTCTTCCAGGCCACAAGCGAACGGAATACTTTCGGCAATAAGAGCTCGCATAGCACGGAGACGCCTCTCTCCAGCCCGGAGTATCCAGCGGTCGCCATCAGGCTCACGCTCAAGGGCCAGCGGGTGGATGAGGCCTGTGCGAGCGATGGAGTCCTTGAGCTCCTTGAGCTTGTTTTCATTGAACTCCTTGCGGAAACGGTCAGGCGGGACGATGACGTCCTCGTGGTGGACGAAGATCACTGGCGTACAGGCTCCAAGAAAAGTGAGACTGGGTCCATGAGCTTGACTGGCTTGTCGAACTCACGCGCGATGCGAAGCTCGTAGGTGATGCCTCTGGAATCTTGCCAGCCATCGAGCGTCAGCACCCATAGCTCATCGCAGGCGCGGATCATCTTCCTGTCGAGCTCTTGCCAGAATTCGTATTCGTAGGGAAGGTTGTGATCCTGAGCGATAGGTGCCCAGTGGGCTATTGGCGCTATAACATGAATGCTGCGCCTGGCGAGTTCAGCGCAGACACGTTGAACTTGCTTGCAACGTACTTCCCTAACGTCGTAGTTAGGGTGAGAATACGGCGAGGCGAGATAGATTAGCATAGGAAAACCGGCAAGGAGCAGGATAAATCACGGTGCTTTTACATTCCCTAGTAAGCCGTGAATTTACTGCTTGATCGGGCAACCCGCTCCTTGCCGAGGCCGTTTAGCCGCGAGTTACCGCAGCGATGTTCTGGTACGGGTTCTGCGGATCATCCGGGTTGCGCGAGTTCTTCAGCTTGACCATCGCGCTCTTGCCGATGAAGTCCGAGAACTTCCACTCGATGCCCGGCCTGTTGAGATCGAACACCTCGCGGAGCTTGTTGAGCTCGCTGTTCTTGTACTCGCCCATGTCCAGGCCACCGTTCGGCGTCAGGTCGAGCCAGACCGTCTGCCGCTTGGTAGGCATCTTCTCGAGCTTGAACTGAGCCTGGATCTCGGGGTCGTCCAGCCGCCAGACGACGATGAGCGCGACTGCACCCTTGTCGGACGTGAACAGGCGAGTCGCCTTCTCGTCCATGAACGGGCCCTCGACGACCGCCCGATAGTCCTTTTCCGGGAGCTGCAAACGTCTGGTATCGCCTTCACCTTCGAAGGAACCGGATGCAAACGCTTCTACGTTGAAACCACTGGGAGCTCCAGCCATGTAAAATTTCCTTAAAGTAAAGTTAAGAGAAAGGTACTACTTGCCTACGGGTGGCGGCTTGGCCGCGTCCTGTAGCTGGGAATTCGCGCCCTGGGCGGCTTTCTCCGCCTCTATCATGCGGTGCCACTCTCGGATCATAGGCGCGAACGTTGGCAGGATGACCCTGCTAAAGGGAAGGTTTCGTGTCTTGGTGCGGTAGCTCTCCTCTATGGTTGACCAGGTGAATTGGTCGCCGACGCGCTTGGCTAGGACGACGTCGCTGAATGGCCGTGGTATCTTGGGCGCCAGCTTTTGCCCGAGCGTAGCGACCATGTTCTCGAAGCCGCCGGAGACTTCGTTCGGCTCGCGGTCGATGTGAGCCATCATGACCGCCATGCTGGGGATCATCCCGCAGAACATATCGATGTAGTTGCCGATTTGGTACATAGCGTTACCGTACTCGCCCCTGTGGACTGCCGGCTTAGTGCCGATGTGTCCGAGGAGGAAGGCTTTGCTGATGGATGTAAGTGAGTCGTTGACCACGGCCCACTGGTCATACGGCTCCAGGTGATCGGCCGGCCCGAAGCGCTCGTTGCACCTGTCGCACTTGAGGTCGCCCATGGTAGAGACGAGTTCCATGTGCGCCTGGAAGCGCTCGCGATGCTGCGGCGCCACGTTAGCTACGCCCTCGTAGGACAGGGTGTTGAGGTACTTGGCCATCTCCCGCAAGTCCTGCCAGGTGGGCATCGCGACTGGGATGTACTTCCAGTGTAATCCCTGCGCACAGGTGTACACCGGCCGACCCCTGCGTGTGTCCACCAGGACCTCCATGCCCGGCTCGACGAACACGACGAAGCACTTGAGGCCAGCCTCGATGATGGTGCGGATGCTGTCGGTTTTCCCGTGACCTTCCATGCCCATGAGGAGGACCTTTGGGCCTCGAACCCAAACCTTCTGGGCAGCCGAGGTAGGCGAGGCGCCGGCAGGCGGGATGGGGAAGTGCTTGGGTAGAGATTCGACTGCCATCAGGGAGCCCTATAGAAATGGTAGTGATAGGGATTTGCGCTGCCGCCCGGAGCCAAGGGCGGGTACGGATCAGCGAGGAGTGGCACGTGGCTGATGCCGGCAGACTGCGGGTAGATGGCCAGGCGGTCGATCCCGCGAAGGACGCAGAGGCGATGCGCCTCGAAGGACTGCAGGCGCATGGCATCGCACTGCATGACAACCTGCGCTGCCGGGTCCGGCCGAGAGTTGATGCCGACGGGCTGCGCTGGAATTGGCTGGTCCCACGCACAGGACCCTAGGAGGAGAAGCGGGATTAGCCTTTTCACAGCGCAACCCATCCGGCAAGTTTGAGGCTCGGTGCTTTTCCGGGTATGGTCGCCTCGTTGTCGACCGTAGCGCGGAGATAGTTCGAGACGACTGGAAGGAACTCTTGACCAGCCGACTGGACTGTCACCTCTGCCTTGATGACGTCGATGATTCCTTGGTCGATGCCTTCCAGGATCTCGTCATCCAGGCCCGCTTCGTCTCTGACTTCGGACCTTCCGTCTTCGACGTACAACACTAAGACTTTCATTCAGTGCTCCTTTGATGTGCCGGTTAATCGGCGGTTAATGTGCTCATGTGCCGGGCAGCCTAATCCCCTCATAGATCGCGCTCCGAGGGAGGTCGTACCCGCCTGTGGCGGCTAGCCTCTTAAAGCGTACAGCGCCACCAAGATACTGTTCCCGTCGACTCCAGATCTCGTCACGTTCAGCCTGTGTGAATCCAGAACCAACTCGGACTTTTCGATCTTCCCATAGGCCGACGATTGCCCCCAGTGTTCCACCAGGAACTTTGCCACCTTGTGCAGAACTTCGTTTGGTATACCCTCGCTCGTCGCTTGTAGGTTCATTAAAGTTTCGCTGTAGCTCTTCAAAGTCGACAATTCGAGCCTCGTGATGCTCGACCCGCTTGACTTTAAGGAGAAGCTGTTCTCGGAGAGTCGAGCGTCCGTTTTTGTACCGGCCGGTAGGGGACCGAGTAATGATGCCCTCATAGCGTCGGTTGACGGCATACTCCTCGAACGTGACGAGCTCTTCGAACTCGGTGAGGAGCACTTGATTGAGAACGACACAGAAAGGAGACCTGTCCCCCAGTTGCTGAATGCGGTCCGCAAAGCCGCCAGGCGCGAGCGAATGGTCGAAAACAAAGAAGCGTACTCCTTCAGGTGGAATGGGTTTGGAGCGAGAGTTAACAAACGACTCGGTTTTGCGAAAGCACATGGGATCAGTAGGGTCGCCGACAATGATCTCACCGTCCCAACCAGTGCAGCCCGCGAGATGCTCTGCGGCTAGAGCTCGCAGGTTGCGGTTCGCTATGGTCTTGAACGTCCGGCTCATGAACTCGAGATGCCACCACCGAGCTCGGATGCCGTCCAACTTGAATGAGGCGAAACAGGGCAGCCTCACGTCGAGGAGCGAGTCAACCTTCGCTCCAAGTATGCAGCGTGCAGAGTCAGGCAAGTATTCCCACCTCACTCCGTCTGACAGGTATGCACGCTTCGCCCTGTTCGTGAAGCAACCGCTCCATGTCGTCGAAGCTGATGAAGAAGTCTCCGCCGACACCCCAGGATTTGCCCCAGTTGTTGTGCCCGCGGAAGTACTTCTTGCCCACGTTGACTCCCGGAATGCAGACGCAGTGGCCGCCTGCAACCTGGCCAGTGACGTGTATGAACCCAGCCGAGTCCGTGTCGAACATGCCGTCGTACCAGTTGACACCAGCTACAGCTGGTCCGTGGTGGCCGACTGCGAGGATGAGATCCTGGAGCCCGAACGCCCAGCGATACTCCGGCACGAAGCCCCAGCCGTGGACCACCTGGGCGCCGGCAATGACGCTGGTGCCTTCTTCAGGCGGCGTGTCCGTGTACTCGTCGAGGATTTGGGCCTTGTGGTAGATGTCCCTGGCGAGCGCTTCAGTGACGTTTGGCACTACCACTGGTCTGGCCACGAGCTCGTGCGCCCAGCCAAAGCCGACGCATGCGCCCTCCTGGCCTTGGTCGAGGTAGACGCCAACCTTCCAAGTGTAGCTCCGGGGCTTTTCAGGAACGAGCGCTCGGATGGGGAAGGCGCGGCTGCGTTGGTCGAACTGGGGAAGTCGGCCGAACTTGCGGCCGTTGATTACAGGTAGGGGTGCGGGCAAGGGGGACCTTTCAGAAAGGAATGTCGTCGTCAGAGTGCTCTCGCTCCGGCTGACCAGCTGGCTCTCGCTCCGGTGGGGCGCTGTCGGAAGGGAACAACTTGATGGTCATGCCAGGTATTAGCCCAAGCACGACGCATGGATCGAGCTTGAGGTTGAGGCTACCGTCTTCGTTCAGCCATGCACCGCCGATAGTGCCACGAATCTTGCTGTCTGGGGACGTAACCCAGATGCGGTAGTCGGGCTTGCGAGACTTGGCCACTGACTACTTCCCTGGCGCCTTGGCCTGGACCTGCGCTGGCTTGTCGCTGGGCAGGTCGTACTTGGCGGTGAAGTCAGCGTCCGTGCACGGGTAGTAGCCGGACCCGTCGCGCTCTTTGATGATCCAGTCGCCGATCGACGCCAGGACGTTGCCGTGCTTGTTCCTGAGCATGATGTTGTAGGGGTCGAAGCCCTCGCGGCTGTCGTCGTAGGCCTGCCGGCCGATGAGCTTCTTGACCGCCTCGGAGTTTTCGCGAGAGAGGCGCACGGCCTCGATGGTGGCAGGGCGGGTGACAAATTTCTGGAACATTACATGAGGTCCTTTATATTGATCTCGAGGTTGTCAGAGTCCATGTTGTATGCGGCTCCGGGGTGAGTCGAGAGGTGCTCACCGCGATCCTTGGCAAGCGGGTCCCAAACCCGAATGCGATACTGGTTGAGCCAACGGGCAGGCTCGGGCGACTCGCAGAGGGTAGTGAACCCGCAGCCGCCGTACGACGAGCAGGCGCCTTTCGCTATGGCGAGGTCAAAGTCGAATTCCTCATACTGCTGAACCATCCGCCGGAGGTCCTTATGCAGCTGCCTCCACCACCGATCTATCTCCCACGAGTGCCGCGAGAGGATGACTTCGGCGTGGGTGATCTTGGTCTTGAGTAAGCCCACTCCTCGAACGAGCGCGCCGGCGACAGGAAAGCCATACGTCCGCGCAGCTGCGCAATATCCAGTGAACTGACTTTCGAGCTTCCACTGGTCTGCCCAGCTCTCGCCGAGACTGCCCGTCGTTTTCTCGTCCGTGACCCAGAGGTTGCCATTCATCTCTCCAATCATATCGCAGCGGCCGGAGTACAGGATCGGGTTGCCAGTACTGGGGTTCTTTACCTCAGTGGGAATCGAGAACGTGAACTCGATCATGTACTTGCCGTCTTGAGTCTTGAACGGCTTGATGCGGTCGCGGTCTAGGGGGTAGAGTTGGAGGTAGGAATCGAACGCCCTGATTACGTTCTCGAGAGACTTGTCTCCGGTCTTGGTAGGCGCAGGGACGAAGTTGCCATAGGAGACCATAATGGCTTCCAGACCGTCGCGTTTCGCCTCGCCGATCGACTTGCCGTCTCGGTAGAAGGACAGGCGAGCTACCTCGAGGCCCTTGGCAAAGGCGCCGCCCGCGTGCAAGTGGACGTTCGGGGCCATGCCTGTGATGCTGAACAGGAACCCGTACATCCACTTCGTAGGGCAGGCGACGAAATCCCCTCGGGCGGTGTTGTCGACCTGATCGGGGAAGGGAGGCTTGGTGCGGAGGTCAACCGGCATTACAGCGTTACCTTGATAATCAGGCAGCGCTTGTAGGACGACTGGCTATCTTGAGACCAGGTTGGTATTACTCGTGCCTCGCGTGTTCTCTTCGGTTCGCTGTCATACTGGTACTCGTCGTAGTTTGAGTTCCAGCCTCCTAACAGGGCCGTGAGGAGCTGCTCTTCCCCAGGGTTTTCGGGCTCCAAGTAGATCGACTTGGAATGAGGTTCTACTACCAGCTTGAAATGCATTCCTGCTCCTTTGCGTGAGTGGTGCCGCCGCACTTGAAAGACAGGGGCCCTGGTGCTGATGAGGCTGATAGGACTTACTGGTATGCCTAACAGCAAACTCTCCAAGGCCCCTCTCTTTGGGGACTGTATGTCGGTCAGTCCCCGTACCGATTCGGAGGTTCTCCTTTCAGTTAGAGGTTAAACGTCTAACCCGAGGTCTTTGAGGTCCGCGTCCAGCGCCGCGTCAGCATAGGCTTCCTTCTTCGGCTTGCGCTTGGACTTCGTGCTTTCCCCTGTGATGACCACGGCACCTTGGCCGGTCCGCAAGGTTTCGTACACACGCCGAGCCTCTTCCACGGACATCTTGTAGCCCGCGTTGACTCGATTCCGCAAGTCATGGCGCTCCTCAGGGGTAAGAGGAGGCTGCTGCGGCTCTTGTTGCTCTTGTGGAGCTTCAAGTGCTTGAATCTGTTCCATCTGGTGCCGGCTCCTTAACCGGCGAAATGTCTGAAGCAACGTCGTTCATGGTACGCGCGCGGGGTTCAGTTGTCAAGCGGACTCTTCGCTCGCGTAGGTCCTTCTCGATCAGCGCCTCGAGGTACTCAGTACGTGCGCCATACCTGGCGCCGCCGCGCACAGGGTCCTCGAGAAGGAGCTCGAGCTCGGCGATGA